GCCTGCCCCGGTGACAACCGTTGGCGGCGCTGGCATTGCGGACAGGGAATGCGGGTTGGGCGCGTTGTTGTTGCCCGCGAAGTATGCCCGCAGCAGGTTCCGCGTCGTCGTCCACGGTTCGGCGGGCGTGGTCGGCACCTCCTGATGCATCCCGTCTGCAATATTGAACGATCCGTCGCCAACGGGGATGGTGATCTGGATGAAACGATCCGCGTCCGCGAGAGAGACCATCACCAGATACACGCCCGGCACCACGTCCACATTCACCTCGCCATCGGGCCCCGTGACCGAGAAGAACCTCTCGTCGACAAAGCCTACGCCATCCCGCGCCACGGCGCGGCGGTCGGTGCGCGTCCAGATCATGGTCTTGTTGGCGAAGGGCTGACCCGAAAGGGTGTGCAGCACGCCGGTCACGTTGCGGGTTTCTGACATGGAGTACCTCGTCAGGCTGGAAACTGCGCGTCGCGTTCGCGCAGTTCGATGAGGGGAATGGAGGTGATCGAGCCGAGCCGCTCGATGTCGAGCGTGACGTCCATCATGTCGCTGTCGAAGCGCACCGGCACGTCGAATTCGAATCCTGCCCGCACCGCGACACCGTGACCGGGCGCCACGGCGAAGGTCAGGATCCCGGTGCTGGCGTCAACCGCCCAAGCCTCGAAGTGCTCGATCTCGCCAAGCGCCACACGCACCGACCCTTCGACGGGCTTTCGGATCATCCGCCACCAGCCCAGCGCGTCCGTGCCGTAGCGCTTGCGCAGGCGGAAGTGCCGCTGGACCCCGTCACCCGTCCCGAGCAGTTGATCCTGCGCACAGGGAGCCCGCGACGGCAGTCCTGATTTGTAATCCGCCCAGTCCTTGAAGCGGAAGCCGTAGAGCCGCCCGTTGCGGGCCTCGAAAAACGCCACCACCGCCGCCAGATCGTCGGCGCGGCGGATGCCATAGGCTACCTCATAGCGGCGGCGCGAGTTGGCCCAACTGGCATTGCGCTCTTCGTCGCCAGAGGCCAGTTCGACCACTTGCGTGCGTCGTTCCGGCCCCCCGCGCGCCCCGCGGCTGATGGTGTCGGGGAACCTGACGTCATGGAACGCCATCACATGCCCCTCCGACCCAGCGACACGGCGCGGGCGATGTCACTTGCGACCTGCGTCCGGGATTGGCGGAAGCTTTCGGCATCGCGGGCCATGATGGTGACGTTGACTGCGGGGGCGCTGGATTGGCCGTAGCCTGCCGCTTCCCGGCGTGATAGCACCCGCTCGCCGCGCTGCAGGATTGCAGGCACCTCGTCCGGCTTGATCCCGGCCCAGCCGCCGGAATGCATGCGCGGCGTACCCGCGAAGGCCATGGCCGGGACCAAGCGGCCCGGGCCCGGCGATCCGACGATCCCGCCCGCGTGCAGGATGGTGGCAAACAACCCGCCTGCACCGCCCAGCGCGCCGGACAGCGCATTGGCGATGGGCCCGAGGATGAACCGCCGCGCCGCCAGCCGCGCCAGATCGGCGATCATCGAGGTCACGAGGTCGCGGAAGTCGAGCTTGCCGGTCTTGACGAACTCGCCCACCGCGTTCTCGGCGGAGGTGAAGGCCCCGACCAGCGCATTGCCGATATCGCCGCCGATATCGCGCGCCTTGGCGGCATAGTCGGCCAGTGTGGCGGTCACTGCGGCCCAGCCGGTCAGGGCGGTTTCTGCGCCCTCTGCGGTTGCTGCCCCTGCCGCGCGACCAGCCGCCCCGGCGCGACCTGCGGCACCACCCGTGTCGTCAAGTTCGTCGCCCAGCGCGCTGGCGGCGGCAGCGGCTTCTGCCAGCGCGGCTTTGGCCTCCGATCCGCCGCTGGTCATGGCATCCTTCAGCGCCTGCCAACTGGCGAGCGGGCGGTCTGCGGCATTGGCCAGCATCCCGGCCGCTTCGCGATACCCGTCGGCTCGGGCGCGGGCATCCTCGGCCATCGCCCCAAGGCCGAGATCGGGTGGCGCGAGATAGGTGCGTGGCAATGCCGCCGAAAAGGCATCCGCTGCGGCGGCCCCGGCAGCTGTCGCGGCACCCTCGAACGGGTTGCCGATCCGCGCGAGGCCCACAGGATCCAGCGTGCCGATCCGCACGCCGCCCTTACCCGTCGCCCATTCCGGCAGCAGGGCAAGTGCCGCGTTCAAGCCGTTGATGAAGCGGTTGATCCGGGTGACAACGGCGTTCAGCATCGCCTCGACGCCGGAGATCAGCCCGTTCGCGGCCTGAAACGCGAAATCGCCGATGGCGCCGGGCAGACTGCCCCAGATCGCCACCGCCGCGTCATAGGCCCCCTGGAAGATCGCCGCCGTCCGGTCACCGAAACTGACCACGCCCGCGATTGTCCCTTCCAGCGCCGAAAGTCCCGCTGCATTCAACCCCTCCCAGCCTGCCGCCATGCGTGCGAGCGCTCTATCGAGTGCCAGCCCCATGCGCGACCAGACCTCGCGCGCCAGATCACCCAGCAGGCGGAAGGCATTGCCCACGCCGCCCACCCCGGCCACCAGCTTGCTGAGCTGATAGACCAGCTCACCCGCACCCACGATCAGCGCGCCAATGCCGGTGCGGATCAGCGCGCCGCGCAGCACGACCAGCGCCGTGGCGAGGCCACGCACCGACAGCGCCGCCGCCGCAAGGCCCGCCACCCAGCGCCCGGCCATGATGCCTGCGAAAGTCGCGGCATAGGTGGTCAGGCGACCGAGGTTGTCGAAGAGCGCCTTGATCGCGATGCCGAGCGGCCCGGTGGTGCGCGCGACGGCGGCCAGCGCGTTGGCGACAGCCTCCAAAGCCGGGGCGGCCGCCACCGCGAGCTGGTTCGAGACCCCGCGCCAGATCAGCCCCAGCCGCGAGATCGCATCATTGGTGCGCTCGATCTGGGCGGCATCCTGATCTGATACCGCCACCCCGAAATCCTGCACATCCGCTGTCGCTTGCCGCAAGGTGGCGGTGTCGATCCGGGTGAAGACCAGCGCGGCGCGGTCGCCGAAAAGCTGCGAGGCCACAGCCGCGCGCTCGGCCTCGGGAACAAACTGGCCCAGCGCCCCTTGAATGGCCGCGATGCGCGCATCCAGCGGCAGGCGTTGCAGATCCTCGGCCGAGAGCCGCAGGCGGCGCAGCGCGTCGACGGCTGGGCCGGTTCCGGCCGCAGCCTGGCTCAACCGCCGCGTCAACTGCACGGTGGCCTGCTCGACCTGACCCATCGACACGCCTGCAAGATCGCCCGCGCGTTCCAGCACCTGAATGCTGGCCACGGTGGTGCCGAGCGAGGCCGCGAGCTTGGCCTGCGCATCCACGGTCTGCAGGCCGGAACGGATCATCGCAGCCCCGGCGGCGGCCAGCGCGGCCGTGACGGCCGCAGCGGCCAGAGTGGCGCGGCGGGCAAAAGCCGCGACGCGCGCATTGGCCATATCCATCTCGCGCGACAGGCGGCCAAAGCCG